CGTAGGAGTTCGGCAACTCCGGTTTGGGCGCGTCCCGCCCTACCAACTCAAATTTTATACTACCGGCAGGAAGCCACAGCCTCTACCAGAATATTTTTAGCGGCATTGACATCTCTGTTGTGGTACGTTCCATACCTTGGACAAGTCCTATTCCCCTGACGATTTATATTTCATAAAAAACAGTATACCAAAACGATAAAACCAATGCAAGATATTTTATGTTTTCAGCGGTCAAAAGATATCTACCTCTACTGCATTACTATCATTGCACATATATCGATTAACTTTCAATCATGTTGTATTTCTCAATAGCACTCATATGTGTTACATCAAACATAACATCTGAATCAAATGACAAATAATACATCATCTTACTAAGAAGCTCTTTAAAACTTTGATGTTTATGATCAAAGAGATCCGGGTATTCTTTTCTAACTATTTGAGAAAATCTATTTGCAAATCTTCGAATGTTACCTATAATACCTCTATAAAAGTTGATGCGCATCTCTTTTGTAATGTTATATCCTATCACTTCTCTAAATACACTAAGAGTGGAATCGTATATCATCTCGTTGAATTGTAATGCGAAATCTCTTGCATCAAAAACTTCATTAATCTTTCTAATGACATCACTGTTACTCCTAACTTCCAATTCATCCTTTGGATCCAAATTCCCTATATAAGTTAACCTGGTTGTTACTTTTACGCGACATAAATACTGATAGATATTTATAAGATGATTCCTCTTATGATAAGAAGTATTATATGATAAAGGTACGCCCATAACATTCTGGTATTCATCATTTGCATTCTCTCTATCATGTACATAGAGCTGCTGATATAGATCTAGTATCATATTAAGAGCTTCATTATATGATTCATCCATTAACTTATCTTCCATATAAGAAGTTATTTGATCCTTGTTGTATCCAATGTAAACATTTGCGTCTATATCAAAGTGCTTCATATATGGTATACTTTGCTCAGAAAGTAGATCGCAATTCTTCAGATAAGTATTGATCTTTCCACTAATTTTACTAATTATAACATTGAAGATATCTTTACCGTAATGGATGTAATACTCTTTCTTCATTGGAATGAATACATGTCTAAAGAGATTCATCATTATAAGAAGATCTGCTGCACTATTTGTAATAAAGAGCAATCCTCGCTCAAATTGTATAATCTCATTAACATACATCAGTATATCAACTAACTTATAAGAACTACCACTTAGATATCTATCGACAATCTTATTACATTCATCGATAGATACATCATTTGTCGCATCTTCAAGTAGTTCTAATGATTCTCTAGCAATGATCCTAATGTCCATATTCTTACTAAAGTTCTCATACATATGACGAAACGTTAACTTTATTGAACTCTTCATTGAGTTATCAAGTCTTATGAATAAATCGGCGAAACTTATTGGATCATTAAGATCATATACAATAGAAGCCATTTTGACAGTTTTATCATCTTTATCTCCACTTTTATATAACTGATCGACATAGTATGTTTTCATGAAGCCATCATCATACTCAACTTCATAGAAAGTATTTATCAAGATGCCATAATTTACCTTTATCAGAATAGGCTGATCATGTTGAAGATTGTTGTTAATGATTGGAATTATCTTATCAAGATGTGATAGATTATGAATCCTATCATATTGAGTATTGTATTTGATTGATGACATGACTGTTCGTTTGATACAATCGATTGTTTGATACAATTTTTCAATATTGCATGAATAAGGTATATATGTATAGTTATTTGAACAAATCTCATCATAACTGTAATGTAAAATTGTTGATATATCAGTAAAAGTGTTACGATAGAAGATCTTATTCATAAGAAGCGAAGAATCGATATTTCTATTTACATTTACATCTGATTGAGATTGTGAGCTTCTTCTATATAAAGTAACACTTCTTATGCTTGGATCGCGCTTCTTGATATAACTAATCGCATCCTCAATCACATCATTATATATCGATAACTGGGCATTGATTTGATCATCTAGATACATAGATATATGATCCTCTATATACCTAGTAATACTTTGAGATTGATCTTCGTTGTAATCGTCGGTATCATTGATCGCTAAACTTCTAACCAAATCATCTTTATCGAGTACAATGTCATAATCATAAGAATGATTACAACACATTTCAATAAGTTTTTGCGATATAATCTTCTTATTACATGTTATGCTAATATCATTAGGCTCTCGATTGTTATCTACTCCAAAGATACAGATATCTCTAAAGTAGCATTCGATGATATCAGTAAAAGAATCAAACTTGATACTTCTACTCATCATATGATATCTCTAATGAGATCGACGATTCTTATATGGCTTTATACCATATTCAGATGTAACATGCTTCCAAGTCATACCATGTAATACACTATTAACGAAAGCGAATGATAACTCTGGATACAATTTGGTAATTTTTTTAGCGCCAATCTTTTGCTCCTTATATATCTTACATACAAGCCTAACTTGCTCTTCTGTAAACTTTGCTTTTGGAGAACCTTCGCCAATGAAATAAACTTCATTACGCTCGCATCTCTCTTTAAAGAGTTCTTTGCGCGATACCCACATCAAGTTAGAAACATGTAGATTCTCCTTATTATCATCAATGAATCTAATTAGATATAAGTTATCTGGTTCATCGATTGGCTTAAACAAACGAGCAATCAATCTAGCAACCATTAAATGACAAACTTTTTCCTCATTATCAAAAGATATGCGCACAACAAGATTACCATTAGAATTATGAGTAGCAGCTCTCTTCATATGGTCACTTATTCTTCTTACGCGACCATAATTACTAAACTCATATCTACTGATTCTAAGAGGCGCACCTGATAAAAATACCTCATCTTTATAAAGCTCTTCAATATAGATGCCTTTAAGATTCATAACGCGTATAGCTCTATGTACATACGATTCATTAGTACCAATAGTACTAGCAATAATCTTAACAGATTGTTTATCAAAGTGATCTCTAATGTATTGTATTTGCGCTTCTGTTAATTTGTTAAAACATAGTAAATCAAGCTTCTTTCCCACCATACAAACCACCTCCATAAATATTACTGCGCTATCCTTATAGTTATCTTCTATAGAAGATAGTGCAATGTTGTCTACTCATTTAATACTTTTAACTATAAGACATAGCTACTTAAAATATGCGCCATAAATTTACATACAATCCATTCAATAAGCGCAATGAATATAAAAGGAACTAAATACGCAAAAATGCTATCAAATGCATGTTTATGAGATACGTTATTACCTTCTTAGTTATATTCAAGAATGAACATCAACATCCATTCACTTACTACCAATCAATGCAATCTTATCTAACTTCTTAAGGCGATCAACATCTGCAATTAACTTACTATCAAACGATAGATAGTATGTTAACTCAGTAGATAACTCCTTGAAGTTCCTATGTCTCTTGTTGAAGATACCTGGATACTCATCTTTAGCAATCTCTGTAAATTTTTTAATGAATCTTCTAATACTACCAATGATGGCGCGATAGACATTATCCATCATGATCTGAGTAAATTCATTCAATAGTATTTGGTAAATAATGGTAGAGATTATGCGCTCAAGATCCTGCATATACTTATTTTTAAATTGGCAATTAGTAAAAAGATGATTAATTATCTTGTGCATTCTATCGATATCACTTTTTGCTACTTCTTTATTAGGATTCTTATGACACATAGTTACTTTTATCTTTGATGGCGCCATATAATTGAAGATTGTAGCATATATGTCATTATTGATACTATCACAATGATATGTATTAGCAATAATACTAATGAATCCATCAACATTATTCGCGCTAATATACTCAAGATTCTTATCATCTCTACCAACTACATATAGTTGATCATATAAATCAACTATCTTTGCTTTAACAGATGCTTCTATCTCTTTATCATTAATACCATAAATATTACTATAAAACTCGCGAGATATATGATCATTGGTGTAACCAATGTAAGATGTTACTAGTATATCAAACTTATTAATAAGATCATTATCAACACCATTGAAGATCTCTAGAGCCTTCATATAATCTACTAATGTAATATTGATGGTATCGTTAATCACATCAAAGATATCCTTGTTGTACTTATCTTTATAGATGCGTCGCATTGGTATGATAATATGACGCATGAAACTCAACCATAACACCAATCTCATGATACTACATGTCATGATTGACGATGCTCCTTCAAAATCAACTATATAAGATAAACATTTTTCGGTCTTTGTGACGTGTTTATACCGATTGAGATATAGTTTACATATGTCATTATACTCTTCAATCGATACATCATTAATAGCATCATCCAGTATATTGGTGTCTTTGAAAGATGTATACATCTTATCAATCATACTACTATAACCATTCAACTCATTAGTTACATTGGTATCTTGCACAAAGCCAACGGAACTAAACCTTATAAACTGGTTAGCTATACAAATTGGTGTATCTACATCGAAAACACATATGCGCCCATCAATGTCATCTATATCGCTATTTGACGATGGCAGAGGCATTGCAAATACATAGTATGTATTGGTAACACCATCATTATACTCCACTTCATAGAAACAATCAACAACCAAACCATCGTATAGGTAGATCTTAATCAACCCATCCAAATAACTTTGGTTGTTAAGTTTATCTATTGTAGCGTGAAGATCATCCATACTATGTATACAATGGCACATTGTATACCTCATACACGACCGTAGTATAGTATGCTTGATATCATTGTACTTTTTGAATATTACACCATTAACACTAAAATCATAACTAAGATACTCAGCTATATCCTTGTAGATGTAATCAATGTGGTGGATATCATCGGTACACTGAAGCTTGTATAGTATATCGACCAATCGATACCATACTTTGATGGACATCAGATTTGGATCAATTCTACCTTTACCAATCTCATCATTACAACGTAACCCTTTCTTATATAGGGTTACGTTCTTGATACTACTATCATGATCCTTCAAATAGGTAACCACATTATCGATGATGCTGTTATATACTGTTAGATAACCATTAAACTGGTTATCTAAGATAGTAGACATCTCATCCATTATGTAGTTGTAGATCTTGCGCGTATCTTCATCACTAAACACATTACTATCATTACTATAGCCAATTGCTTCCAGTATCTTAGATGCATCAAAGTAACTATTATACCTAGTTGGATCGATGTATGAATAGTTTAGCTTTTTCAACTTATCATATACTACATCTGAAGTGTAATGCATAGTAGATGATGTTGGATTATTGCATCCTATTGGTTGAAATACTTCTGGCTTATCGGCGCAGTAGTTGTTGAGTAATCTTGATAGGTTGGTGATGCGCGCATCTCTACGGATAATGATATCACTCCCTAATAATGATCTTTGATATATTAAAGTTGAGCAATCGAAAGATTCGTAAATATCACCATATTCATAACAATCCATTTAATTATATCCATCATGCCCATCACATGAACTATAACTAATACTATGCTATCTGCTGTATATGTATAAGTAAATACAACAACAGATAGCATAGCTTTCATAAAGTTCACCCTTTACAAGTTATCACATATCATGTGATTCAATTTTTAAGATACCAAGCTTCTTTTCCCATAATTCCAACATATCAAAATCTTGCCATACTAATCGTAAACATCTTCGAGTTGATTCATCAATGGCGCTGTGATAAAGTTCATCAGGATCCATTTCCAATTATGTTCGGCACAGCTCGTTAAACTGTGCCCGCGCATAATATTAATATGCGCTGCTCTATGTCTCCATAGATGATCAGACTATCTCTTCAGTTATATGCTATTACCACATACATACTGCTCCCCGTTTCCAGTTACCCCGCACTCTTCCAAAGTAGCGGCCCACTTGGGTGTACTCTACTGCCTATATTGATATGGTCTTTCACCAATATCATAGGTGGTCGATAGTCGTTGCACATATATGATGAGTCTCATTACTCACTTTCTCTTAACAGCGTACTGTTCTATTATAGGCATTGCCCACTTTAACTTACCACGATAGATATCTCTAATCCATGAATACGTATACATTGGATACTCTCTTACTATTCGCATCATCGAATATCCTGCAGCCAACAGTTGACATACACGATGTACATCTTCTTCTGTATGAGTTTTAACTATATGCTTTGTAGTTCTTTGATCATATGGAAATCTAAGTCCAGTATCAACAGCATGTTGTACATTCTGCGAAGGTGTAACCCACTCTAGATTATCAATTGAGTTATTACTCTTATCACCATCGATATGATTCACCTGAGTTTTATTCTCTGGATCATCATTCGGTATAAACATTTGCGCTACAATTCTTGAAACTTTGCACGATTTTCGTTTTCCAGAATCATCCACCATCTTAACAGTTAAATAGTTATCTGATGAAGCATACTGCCTAATGATTTCGTTATGATTATTCCTAAAACGAATCATATTACTAATCTCGTATTTGCTAAATCCGAGTTTCTTCAGACTAGTAAATTCTTCTCCGGGTAGTGGAGTGCCCTTGATACCTTTGCTTAATCTAAGATGAATCAGCATATCAACAATATATTGAGGATGAATATCTAACTTTTTTGACAACTCCTTATTAGTCATCTTCAGATAATTATCCTTAAGATATTGAATCTTATCTGCATCAAAGTATTTCAGCATATAAGTAGGCAATGTCATTCCTCCTTTCTTATAAAGTTTGACTCATCATACTTTGCTCAGGATTGTCATGATATTAGCAATTCACTAATACCAAGGGTTTTCCTGAATTAGAGGAGTTTAACCTCGGCAAAAAGTTTGGCACCGATTCCTTTATATCTGTGTATTACAGCACTTCTATACTTCTCTCTATCATCCTCTGTATAGATTGGTATAAACTTATTTTTAACATGAGTACCATATAGTGGTGGTTGCACTATATACACCATACCAGCTCTTATAAGTTCTGGAAACAATTTATAAAAGATAGTAGTCAATAAACACGCAATATGACGGCCATCTTCATCAGCGTCACTAAGAATCATTACTTTACTATATCTACATTTCTTAGCATCCATAGGCTGAAACAGTTTATATCCAAGCGCGCTAGCAATGTTAATAATAACTTGATTTGCCAATATCTTACCAGTAGTGGCTTTATTGCTAACTACATTAAGTACTTTACCTCTTAATGCAAGAGATGCATGATACTTTGGATCTCTACATCTAGTAAAAGTAGTACCTGCTGATTGCCCCTCTATTATAAAGAGAGAGCACTTTGATGAATCTTTGCAAGAGCAATCTTTAAGACCATCTACTTTTACAATCTTACCAATAGTAGATTTACGCGATTGTTTAGAAGTTTGTAGATTAACTCTATATACTTCTGCTTGTTGTATAATGGTATCGAAGAAGGAAGGATTCTTCTTAATCATATTATCAATAAGAGGAGTAATCAATGGTAATAGTTCTTCCTTCTTAGTAACAAGTTTACCTTTAGTTTGCGCCGGAAATATCGGATGCTTGATCTTTAAAGTGCATAGTACTCTAATAGGTACAAGTAGATCATTAATCTGCAGATGCGACTTATTCTTACCTTTCTGGCTAATATCATACAAACGATTCTTAATATGATTAAAGCAGATGTTCATATGATTGCCTTCATTGGTTTGTAGAAGGTTTACAATACCTTTGAACTCTTTACCAGAATCAAAGTCATTGTATAGCGCGATAGATAACCTACATGATTGTTTAGTTTTCTTATCGATGTATTCGTCTGATATCAATTGAGCGCAATTATTTCCCTTGAATGAATCAAGTAGAGTATCTTCTATCTCTTGATGTTGATAGTATACTTTAACAGTATCTCCAAGACCATATTTTGCAATCTTTAAGATCTCCAATATAGCATCACCATTACATACACAACTATCAAAGTATTTACTATCTGGAATGAATCGTATCTCTGTAGAAAATCGATTGCCATCATCATTGCTATCGATAATAACCTTATCCTTATTAACGAAAGCGCCGTTATTGAATGTATATACATAATGATAGATGTTATCTGCCTTGGTAGTAATCTTTAATATAGCAGATAGAGCGTTGATAGCAGTCATACCAACCCCATGTAAACCGCTACTAAAATCATAAAGATTACCATCAAACTTTCCGCCGCTAAATAACTTAGTGCATATTGCTATAGGTACATCTTCATCAATGCCATCAGAAGTAATTGGTATACCATTACCCCAATCTCTAGTAACATAGTATGTGCCGATTGGAGAATCTTCTGTAAATACATCCAATCTATTAGATCTACAAGATAGGCATTCATCTCTAGCATTATCAATAGCTTCTAACCAAAGATGCGTTGGAGTATCTGGTTCTCCAATAAACATAGCCGGGCGCTCTTGAATTGCTTGAATATGCTCAAGAACTCTTATAGAGGCGTTATTGGATGATGATGTACTCATCTACTTCACTTCTTCTTTCTGAAAATGATATTAGCAATACCAACGCCAACCGCCATTACTATGATTGGAAACATTGTAAACTTATCTCCTTCGAAAACAGTGGCGCCAATCACAATCATCAATAGGATTATAAAGCAAATCCAATATACCTTTGAGTTAATCATGATCCCTTCTTTTTATCCTCCTTCTTTTTACTGAAAAGAAGATTGTAAATGCACTTACATATACTTACTTCTATTCCCAACACAATAATACCACATACAGCGCCAATACTAATTCCAACGCACCATTCAATGCACCTTATGATAATATCAAACATGCTCATCACTATTCCCCCTTATATCTTTCTTATTATTAGAAAGATCAATCTTATGATTAGCGACGCTACTCTTGAGCCAATCCGGAGCATCTTCATCAACTTGACCAGTTTTGATATAATGACTAACAGATTTGTTGATTTTATCTATAAGATCCTTGTTATATTGTTTAGAATGATACCAATTACTGTAAATCATCGCAAGACTTACTATAACCAACATTACAATGAAAACACCGTTTCCAATTCCAATAACATACGCAAACGCAGTCATCACTATTTGAATTATAGCTAAAATCATATAACCTGGTACCTCCTTATAACTAGCTCTTATGTAATATTATAGATCTGAATGTTATTGTCGTTATAGTATTTGGTAAGGTATTTAACTACCGCATCTTTTGCATCCTTATAGAGAGATAGAATCTCGTTTGGTATGTTATTACTTCTACTTACAAGCACTTTTAACTCTTCATTATAATCATGTAACTTCTTATCAATGGTCATAAAAGCAGAAGTAGTATGTCTACTGGCGCAACTCTTTTCATCTTCAGTAAGATCATCATATGGTATATGATTAATAACATACTTATTATGCACTTGCTTAAATAGATTATACTCTTCAATCTGCTTGTTGATATCATCGATGCGTTTCTTAAAGTACCTTGGAAAGAGTACCTTTTCTAGATTAGTTAATAGTACTATCATAGCATACTGTATTGGATAGTCATGTAGTACAACATTCTGATAATCGTTATTGTATGTTTCATATGCCTTCATATTGAAGTGTGCAGTACTTGTAAAAGTATTAGGATTGTAATACTTCTTATGAAAAACTATATCAGTCTTTGTATTAGTGTGATCTTCAAATGGTATATCTCTTAATAAATTAGACATATCTGTGAAAGGAAGAGTTGATAGTAGATGTACATTATCATGTTCATCTATAGAGATTGGGCACCTAAAGTCTATATCAAACTTACTCTTCCTATCAAAAGTTGCCTTCTTAATAATATTATGAAACTGATAGTATAGTAGAGTTGGATCAAACTTCTTGGTTTCTAAGTAATGGATTGTATAGTTAAGTAGAGATAGTACTGAGTATCTTGGATACTTGATACTTAGTTTAAGTGCCATACCACTATCAAACTCACTGGATTCTGAAATAGCTGTGTATACTCCAGGAAGTAATGATGGTAAATATAACGGCTCATAATACTTATCTTCAATAGTAGATAACTCGGTCTCAATGTAATCTACATGTGGCAATAGATCCTTATTCATAAATAGAATCTCTGTAATTGGATTGAGTCTTACTTCAGTATAACGTTCTGCTGCCGCTGGTTCATTTTCTACACCCATGCGATTCTCAAATGAACCCTTTGGTATAAGCATACCATTACTTACTAATCCAACTATCGAATCATAACATGATCCATGTGGACTATATTTACCAATAGTCTCTCCATCAAGGCGCGCAGACTTTACGTTATTTTTTCTACAGATCTGTAATGCAGCATAAAGTATGCGCCGTTGTATATTCTTAAAGCCATCTAGATAGTTACATGAGATTCTACCAGATGCTATATAGGAGATATATTGATGGTATGCTTGTATCATATACGGTGGAATCTCTGTTGGCGTAACATGTTCATCCATATTCGATTCTGAACTGATATTACTACTTATATTAGAGCTCTTGTCCTTACTCATCATTATCACCTCTAATCTTTATTATATATGTCTTGATAGTATTTAGCAAGCCCATATTGATCAATCAGTTGTAGCTGTTTCATCAAACTGTTACATTCATCTAATACTTGCGCCATGGTTAACTCATATTGTGGTTGTAATGTACTATACATATCCTGTTGATGTATCATACCACCAATTAACCATTTATCAATATAAGCGATTCGATGAAAGGTATCAAAACCAAAGAACCACATTGACTTACTAGTATATCTGTTATCTAAATTACCACTATATGTCAATCCTCTATATACCTTAATGAATGATTCTGGCGAGCTATTGATCCCATCAATCTTATTATCATATTGAACACCATATAACTCATGATCTTTAGTAACTCCAACATATCCAGTATAATAATGTAAATCAAAGTTATGTAGAATTACTATTTGGTATTCCTTGTTGTTATTACAGAATATAGCCTCATTATAACATAGTACAAGATTCATTGTAAGTACGTCACTTTACATCCAATATATATGGATTGGTGACATATGATGTCTTATCTATGATTCCAGCACCCTTCATAGCAAGAATCCTTTCTCTACAAGTAGAACATGTACCACAGTGGATATCATTACCATTATAACAAGACCAAGTCTTTTCAAGATGAAGATCTTTGTATTGTTTAGCAACTTTTGCTATATCTACCTTAGTTTTACTAAGAAATGGTGCCCGCAATACAATACCCCTTAAAGCTAACAACGAGTTAACCTTATCATAGTACTCCATCGAACAATCCCAATAATTGGCGCCACTATCTCCAGCATGTCCTGCATAGTATATGTTAGTAAGATTATTGGATTCACAATAGGATGCAGCAATCATTGTAAATATTGCATTCCTAAATGGTACATATGTTGATGGAGTCTTATTACTATCATACTCTTCATTAGGAACATCAATTTTACTTGCGCCAATCATTGAACTAACATCCTTAGTAATATCACCAATAAAGCCAAGCTTATATTCATGGAATGGTATATTTAACTTCTTACACCAATATCTAGAATAGAACATCTCTTTGCGATGTCTTTGACCATAATACATCGTAATAGCATGTATTGTAGCTTCTGGATATAGATTCCTAATATGGTATAGTAATGTTACACTATCCATGCCACCAGAAATGAGAACTACCCCGTTATTCGGGTTATTTGTCAATGCGGACAATTTCAAACTCACCCTTTCTATATACATACTCGATATACTTACAACCACTTTTAGCATTTTTAGCAAAGAGATTCATTAATAGTGCTTGAGGAATTGATCGATCTGAATCAATAACCATAATACAACTACTTTTGTTATTGGTACTATTATGATACTGAATCGTATAATTATATTTAGTACCATTATTGGTAGTATGCTCTTTTGCAATGATATCAATATTATCTCTTCTATAAAGATACGAAGATACACATTTTACTTCACTCTTGTTACTATTTGTAGAAATGGTTTGTTTCTTCTTTGATGCGCCAACTTTTGACTTATTATGATTGTTACTACCAACCATATCAATATTTGGCGCTTCTTTACCAAACTTTTTATGATAAGTACCATCATCGGTTGATTTAGATACTTGTTCCATTGAATCCACTGTATTATGAGATGATGATACAGTGTTATCAATGTCACTAGAATGCTTCTGCTCTTCTTCTTTATCTAATTGAGGCTTTACTTCATCGAAGAACTTTTTAAGTGGATCTGTTGGATCAATAGGCTTATCATTAGCTTTATCAGTATGATCTACATCAGTATTGAGTATGTTAACCATATTGACAGTTGATAGCTTTTGTCTACTATCATTGCCAATGTTTCTCATGTATGTTGCTAGTAACATAAGAATAGAACAACCAGCATGAGCCAAATGAGAATATCCCCATTCACTATCAATATCTTCACCTGACCAAAAAGCACTAAGGTGTCTCATAGTAGCAGCATAGATTCTACCCCAATCCATTCCACGCTCCCAATTACGATCACTATACTTTTCGGCGCCCATAGTAAAGACTTTAGCAATCTCTACTAATGCATCAGGTGGTAATAGTTCCATACGCGGCTTCATATTATCATCCTTAATAGCATGATTATCTTCTCTAACCATAATAACTTATTCCTCCATATGCATGATAGTTTTATAAATAAAGATGCGCCATATCATCTAGTATAATGTATTTTAAATGATATGGCAACATCAGCTCTATGTTACATTATGGTCCACAATATGTGTTGCCACTCCCGGTAGCAACGGAGCCTCCACAGGATACAGGATCGCCAACTCTACCAGCCTGTTTACTATTGACGTAAACTGTAGAAGAACCTGAGGCTAAAACAGCTCCATGTCATACTTTTCCTCAACAGTGAACAACATATGCATCCCCTTCTCTATGCCAACCCCTACCATTTACAATTACATTTGGAGATGCTTCACAGTTTGCACGTGGTGGAAAACAATCGTACTATCTCAATGACCCTGACATACGTCTCCTAATCTGGCGACTTTTTGACAGGACATTTAACATCACCTCTTTTAATTTTGCGTAACTCACGTTTACGCTCATTCGATAATTTACCAGGAACAAAACCTTCTGGACATTCATACCAATATACAACAAAATAACCATTGTTATACGGTTTTGTGTTTTCTGAAATCCCCCTACTAATCTTACCTTTTACCCAACCATTTGGTACAAAATCCTTATAAATATATGCTTGTAATTGGCCATTATTATACCAATTAGAATTATGTGTTATTCTCCTCACTTCCGCCTCTGGATTAGACCATTGTTTCTTAGCAGAACTCGATTTAGTCTTTGTACACTTTTTAGCATATTCTTCATTCCGCCAATGATCAAGAGATGATTTTGCAGTTGCTTCTCTGTGATGTTCGCGTTGTTCTTTTGTAAGATAACTAACTTTATCCCCACCATAACCACCAGGAACTATATTCATACATAATGGATCTTTAATAATTTCTGGAGTAATATACTGTTTTTCTAGCTCATTAAGTTCCTTTTTAGTCATAGCAAAATGAAGAATCTCTACTTTAAGACCAATAGGAGTATTCTTTTTAATATATTGAATAATCTCATTACCAGAACCATAATAACATGTATCAATCTTGTTGATTGCTTGATGTTGATCAACATAATATCTTCCATCTGGTAGAATCGTTCTGTATATATAACCAAAATGATTCATAATCATTTCATTTTGATTGGAAGCGAGTATGATTATACTTTGAGGCAAAGTAATATCGCATATTTCTTGTACACCAACCGATTCATATCTATTTGGTCGACGTTTTTCTTTATCTCGTGATAATGAAGAATAACCTTCTGCTTTGACTTTCTCCCATTGAATCTTTGCATCTTTAGATCTAATCTCAGAGATACGTTTCCATTCTTCTGGGGTACGTTTAGCGAACCTTTCCTTCAGAACCATACTAAGTTTAGCCTTATATTCTTCTAACTGTTCTTGTGATACATTATGCGTAAATATATTATAATTCTGTACATTCATACACAAAGGATCATTATATACTTCATCGGTTAAGTATAACTTAAGTTTGGCATCAAGTTCTTGTTTGGTTTGTACCCATTCCATCAAGTGAAATTCATAGTTGTTTTTATCAAATTTTTTCAACTTACTTCGCACTTGTTTGACATTCTTGATATGCTTTCTAGAGTAAATTGTACTACTCTTACGCCCAAAGTAGTATGATCCATCTGGAAATATAGCTTTGTATATGTAACCATATGCATCACTATTCACAACATCAATATAAGTATCAGTTATAACACAAATCATCCCCTTACAATAATCACCACTAATCGTGGTTAACACATACTAATATAAACATAACGAAGACAACTATAACAAACAAAATGTATTCAATTAGTGCGCTGCCATTTGGATGATTGATGAAAGATTGTAATGTATCGATCATCACTCATCAATAGGCAATGTAAGTTGATTGTTATCGTTATTGATGAGATCATCGATATACTGTTTTATATCGTTATCCGGTTCGCGCCAACCTTCTGGTTTAATTACCTTATTAAGCTCGTTGTAATGAGGTTTACCATCAGGGAACAACTTAGTCATATTAGCATTATGTACAATATCAAAGATTACACTAGGATCAATACCCATTTCAACAGTAGTACCTATTACAAAGTATAGCAAATCTACCATTGCATCCATATCCATATGAATGGTATCAGATTGTAGAAACTCATCAATCTCTTCTCTCATCCAAGTAGCGCGCGCAAACTTTCTATCCTTAGCTAATTGAACAACAGAAGTAGGCGCCGGATGATTAAAAGCTACATGAAAGCTTCTAATCTTATTATATACATCACTCAAACAGTTAGAATTTACATCGTACATCTGATGATGTTGCTTCTTATCCACCATATCAATCATTCCTCCATTACTGTTAGATATACATGTTAATTAAACATTGGAAAGTTATCACTATTATAGGATTGTGTATATTTCTCTTTAAGGACATCGTAAAACTTGTTATTAAGATCGCATTTATCTTTCTTACAATCAACGATAGCTCTACTATATACATCCTTAATAAGAATAGATAAACTCATTGGATTCATCTTATTAAGAATATCTGTTGACATGATAGAGTCAATTCTCTTACTATCATATTCGATATGAGAGTCATTTAGCATACCAATCATATCAGACAACAACTTTTTAGCATCTTTATTGACAATCTTGCGCAAATCTACATAGTAGATCCCTTCAATACTTTTACAAATGTTTTCGAGATTGTTATTACTAGTATTAACTAGGAAATAAGTATCGCTATAATCTTTACCTAGAAGATTAAGAATGAGATCACCGATTGCTGATAGTGTGTTAGTATAGTTATCTTTATCAGTATCGTTAATGTCTCTTTCATCGCCGCCGTTACCACTACTATATCCAAGATAAATGCATCTCTTACTGTTCTTCTTTTGAATGATTGTAAGATCAGATATTGCCTTGTTTATAATGTCATTCACTATGTTATCTACAATAATCATTGGACAATTAATACCAAGCATTGGATCTCCAATAGCTTTGATAAAAGTTGTATCATTCTTATACAGTGGATGCGATAACAAGGTATTTTCAAACATGATCTCCTGGTTAATAATGCGCGCCGATTCATTTCGATTGCGCAATACTTCTAACATAACCTGGAGAGTATATGTAATATCAGTACTATTGATAAAAGTAATGCGCCCTTTACGATTGATGGTATTATCATAAGAATTACCATCAGAGAACATTGCAATACCCTTAATCTTTCTATATGTATCATAAGATGATACAATCCTATCAATCTTATCATATGCATCTTTATAGTACTTGGTATTGATAGCTATCATTGGATTGCGATTTTGAATATGAATGTTAGTATCGGCGCTAAAGAAGTGATCCATTCTATCACTTGTACTATAATACTGGTTAAATATTTGCCTACTTAAAATGTTACTTATCTTTACAATACTTGATGTTGAGATTTTATCACTTTTGTTACCATAAGAATCTCGTATAGCAGATTGAACGATGTTCTTAATGAGGCCGCCAGTAAAGTTAAACTTATTAGATAGGTAATCAAAGTCAACTTCACTAAACCAATCCTTATACGCATCTGGAATATTAACTTTCCAAATCTGATACTGATCTTCCTGTGTTGGTATATCAAATTTGAAAATATGGTTAATGCGCCGCATCAAAGATCCATTACACCATGAGGTATTATTGGTAGTAATGATAAGGATACCCTCAAAATGTTCTATCATATTAAGAATGTTACCAATGTTGCTTAATCTGGAATCAGTCTTATCTGCTTCATCAATAAGCGCAATTGCATTAAGCTTATTAACTTCAGATAAACACTTTACAAGATCATCCGATTGAGATCGAATGTCTTTATCAATATGACAATAGTTATAATCTAGATAAGGATTGATACCAATCATCATAATCTTCTTATTGAAGTAGTTAGCTAATGCATGCGCCAACATAGTTTTACCGCAACCACTAGTACCAGTAAATAGAAGAGTTAAACCATTACCATAACCATATACATCTCTAAAAAGCTTATTGTTATCGCTATTGCTAAAGAAGGAGATAAAGTTAGAGATACTGTTAATAATCATCTCTTTGCGCGCAGAATCGATGATAACGTTATCTATAGAGATATTAGAATCAATTGTATTATCTTCTATAATAAACGCATCTTCTTGTCTACGCTGCTCTTTATTCTCCTCTGCAGTTACGGCTATAACTGACATCTTCTTACCTCCTCCTAATCTAGGGATGTAGCGATCTTATCAGCGATACCATATTTTACAGCATCTTTGGCACCAAAGTATTTATCAATATCATCCATAAAGAACTTTTCGGCCTTCTTACGATTATTAACTTTGGTTCTATTAACGAAGATATCAATTAGTGCTTCATGATACTGACTATATAAAGATTGAACGTTTATGATATCTTTAAAGCGACCATGAATTTCTCCACTAAACATATGAGTCATATAGTAGGCTCTTGGTAGAGATACTCTATGATCCTTATGACCACTAATAAAGATAAGTGTAGCAGCAGATGCTACCATACCAGATCCAATAGTATAGATTGGTATTCTTGATAACTCCATAATATCAATAAAGGCAAAAGATGCTAATAATGATCCACCAAATGAATCACAGTTGAGTTGTATATAGGATACATCCTTATTCTTGTTATGTTGCATGATCTTGTCAATGAGTGGGCGCAAGTTGGTAGTAGTAATGATTTTTGGTAGATGGTAAAGACCATTAATACTTACATCTATTGAAGTAAGTGAATTATCATTATCTAAATCTGAACAGAATATTGATGACAGTTGTTGCAAATGATTAGATGACATGATAGTTGAAGTTCCTCCTATGTGTTGTGTATAGTAAGATGTAATATATTACTACAAGATAGTAAGAAACATCATCAAATTGATTTGAAAAAGAGGGTGGAGCTGGTAATGTATACCAGCCCCAATACATATATTAGAGAAGAGTTGTAACCGGAGTATCTCCAGTTACAGGTGCCGCAGTAGCACCAGGAACAGAAGAAGCAGCGTTTAGTTTAGCGGCAGCCTTAGCAGCTTTACGTTCTGCTGCTGCCTGCTCACGCATGTTCTTTTTATTGATAAGCTTGCTAATGTAATTTGAAATAGCATCAAAAGTTCTAATAATTTTACTAACTTCCTTAAGGTGCTTAATGGTTGACTTTAGAGAAGTAATAACCTCTACTCCCTCATACAACACAATAAACATTCCATCCTTAACTTCCATATTAGCTAGTTTACTAAACTTACCAGTAATGCGATTATTAAGCTTCTGAATTAGATCAAACTGTGATGCTCGATCATATAAGCCTCGAATATCAATCTCAATCCTAGTAACAGCTTTAACGGTTGCTGCAGGATTTTCATTATTGACAATAGACTCCAATACAAACTTAAATCCCTTCTGCTCTCCCATAAATCGCTGAATACCAGAAGTAACCTGTACTCCAGAGTTATTACGAAATACTGTTGCAACAATCCTTTTCTTTGGCGCAGAAGTAACATTACTAGTCGCGTTTTCCATATCCATAATTAATCCTCCATTGTAATATTGCGCATAACTTTCTTATAAGTATGCGCGAATCCTGCGTGTTACTACAGGTAAAACTTCATATAATAAATAAAATATAATATATTGCAATAAGAAGCAACATAATATGCTTCATCATATAGTTGTTCTTAGCACTTGCGCAGTAGATCAAATTAGAAACGCATTTTCTGTTACAAATCCAAACGATGACTAATATATGATATCATATCTCTTACTTAATGGCAAGCCCAGCTACAGTAGAATAGACATTGAATGCATTACTGGAGCCACTACTAATGTTATCATAATCATTCTCGTTAAAAGTAGCAGAACCATCTTCTTCAATCTGTCTAATGATATTGGCTTTAATTTGCGGTATATCACCATTTACATAGAACATCTCTTTAAGCACTTCTTTACCACCATTATATGCTAAATATGCCCAACTATCTTGTTCACCAATGCGTATAGCATTACGATGTGCTCCTGGTTTAGCAGGCATCATGGTAGTTTGTATATAGGGCCCAATAGAGCGCACATTCTGTTTGATTGCGCTGATATGCTCAAGCTTATTAATGAATAAGATACCCCATGTAACTGGATGCATAGTAGTTCTACCATACTCTGGGATAAACATCTTGGTTTCAAGTTCTGCTCCAACTAAAGCCGCCGCTTTATTTATACTATCCATAGTAGGTGTTTGAAATGGTGGAAAGATCATCCTTACACCATTCTCAATATACTCATTAATAACCTTTTGCTGCATAGTAGTTGGTATATTCTTTAGATAAGCAACCATCTTCTTAGATAGACGCTTATCTGTAAATCCATCCATTATAGTAAATAGATTACATAAGGTATCAATGCATTTAGATGTATCGTTCTTATTCTTATCGAGCCATCTACGAGCAGTATCAAGAATATTACCTATATGAATCTCTATAAGTTGTCCAATATTCATTCTAGAGATGACACCAAGTGGATTAAGGCATATATCGATATGTCTTCCATCTGGTAGTCTTGGCATTTGATCATCTGGTAGAATCTTACTAATAACGCCCTTATTGCCATGGCGATTGTTTAACTTATCTCCTAAACCAATAGCACGATATTCAACTAACTTAATCCTAATGAGAGTACGATCAAGCTTATTCTTCCTAAACTCATACTTACCAGAATTAGCAATAAGATCATTACTATTCATTAGAGGCCGCAGTTTATTACTAGTAAGAGCATTATTTGTTTTATCATATAAAGCGCGCTCAACATCTCTAATCATACTGTCAAAGGAGTTATTGGCTGGAAAGATCTGAATATCTACTACTTCACAGTTAGTTGGCGCAATAACTTCTTGCTCATTGAATCCACCAAAGGATATCTGTCGTATCTTAATAATAGTATCATCAGTTTTATACTTCATATTACCGTCTTTATGATACTTCATAAGCGGCCATTCTTCAATCTCTGATACATGATTAACATAAAAGTCAATATTTTGATAGTGTAAAGATGTATACTTCTTAGCAAAGCTTTCAGATACTACTATACCATCATCATAGGTAAATCCATTATGTGGTTTAAAGCATGCCAATACATTTGATCCAGATGAATAGACTGGTTTGATGAATTGGTTAATTACTAGATGTTGATTCTTAGTAACAGAATCACCAACCTTAACTATTGGAGTATGAGTTAGTGCATTATATTTACCTGCACCAGTTTGTAAACTTGATGGTGTTACATCTACCATATACGCCTTATTGAACTTATCCTTAATAATTATAATATGATCGTCTATGTAAGTTACTGTTCCATTTATTGGCGCACGCTTAGAAAACTTCTGGCTTGAATAGTTAGGTAAATATGCTTCCATACCTGTACCAACAAGAGGAGATTCTGATGATACTATTGGCACCACTTGTCTACATTGAGATCCACCATATTGCGCCCTATTACCATCATCACTTGATACAAATGGTATTTGTGATACAGGAGTACCAAACATATTCTTATAAGAGTTATTAGCCTTTACTGATGAAAAAATATGCTGCTTTGGATCATACTCAAAACCAGTAGTTAATGATAGCGATATACCAGGATTGCCTTCTGGAGTATCTACGCAATCAAATGTACCAAAATGATCATCTACAATATTGCGATCCTTGATCTGCACCATATCAACTTTACCAAATCCACCAGGCCCAACTAATCGCGCCGCAGTAAATTGAGCTGATTCAATAGTTAGATTTCCATCCTTATATAATAGAAGAACTGATTCTTCTCTAAGCTTATTAATCACCCATGAGCTATTAACCATAAGGTTAGCATTTGGATCAATCAATACTCTTCTTTTATATTCACTGATGGCGTAATGTAGACCCTTTTCAATTTGTGATGGTATTAGATCCATTAAGCGGATATTAACATTGTTAATACCAAGGCGCTGCTCATCTACATCATTAATACAGAGATCAGCACACTTAATTGCAACAGTATACATATCTGGATCAATTCCGCGCGCTCTAAGGATATCTTCAGTTCTCTTATCAATGGTATACCTTTTGATCTTATCGAAGAGATAACTTACATTCTTCCTATTAGCATATAGTTGTACATATTCGCTATTCTTATCATACATATAGAAGTCGAACTGATCGTTAAACTTAGATAGTCGATTCATCAATACTTGTAAGTCATATGCAATAGCTTTAATAAGTTTAGCGTTATCGCTATTAGTAATCATAATACCAAGATAAGTTTTCTTATTTGATAGTATTACTCTAATAGGCATACTATCTGGAACATCTTTGCGCGATTCAAATGCCTTATATGTAAATCCTAAATCCTTTGATATATCATCAAAAGACTTATATAATAATAGCCATATTAGTAATGGAAGATTGATTCCACCAACATATACGCTTATGTTCTCTCTAGTACTAGTAGTATGATGTTGATATGTAACAGATGCATAACTACTTCTAAATTGCACTCTACCAGGTCTTATAACAAAGATTGGCAAAGTAGCTATAACATTAGGGAATAACCATTTAATACCACCACTAATATGATACTTACCTTCTAGAAGAGTTGGCACTTCAAACATTAGAGTTTGACTTTTTCTAGTACGAGTGTTACGCACCTTAATTCTAATTTCACTTTTGTAGGTAGGCTCAACTTGAGTTATCGGCGGATCTTTATCTACCATAGTAACAGAGATTAGTTGAAAACCATTATCATTCAATAACTTAGAGATATAGGATTCAACCTGCTCTGGCATAGAGTTCCATGTCAACTGTTTCTGCGACATAACTCTATGTATATTATTATCAACTACACTACCAATGATGTTACTATTTAGAACAGAGTCGCTTGATACTGGTTCCATATATCCGTTATCGATGGCCCAATTATCAAGTTCTTTAAGTACCGCGCGATCTACTTCCTTCTTAATTGGGTAAATTTGACTCTTATAATCTTGATGAAAGTCATTGATATAGGTAAACAGCGCCTTATAATCCTTACCTTTAAATAGCTTCAATGATTCATCTACTAACTTAGGATCTCGAGATATCTTACTGTATAGTATGTTATGAATCTCTTGTTCTTTTTGTGGATTCTTTGATATTATTGGACATACACTATCTAGCATAGTATGAATATCGTTATCTTTATCTACAGTAACATTAGTACTCTTAACATCACTAATATTGGAATCTTTCTCTTTAGTACTATTAAGAAACGGGAACATAATAGCGTTGTTATCATTAACAAGTGGATCACCAGTTACATCTTTTTCATTGGCGCCAACAATAGGAATATCTCTATCTTCCTTATACTTATCATCATCAATCTTAGTAATGATAGCTTGATGCCTATGGATTAACTGTGGATCCATTTGAGCATACTGTAGTAAACCTGTAAGCTCTTTTCTACCAATATTTCCAAGAGTATCTTCTATAGTAGTAGTAGATTTTAAAGGTGATGATTGTTGATATGCATCATTAGTAGTATCTACAGACCCAACAGTCTTACCACTATTATCAATATCGTCAATGCTAGTATGAATTGTATCGTCATTATTGGATTGGCGGCTAGAAAGATTATCAGTATTAGTGATATTAGACTCATTCTCTTTACTACCCTCACTTTCATCATCAGAGGCAATAGTAGTAGTATTATCAGAGTCGATAGAAATATCTGGCTTAATCCTAATGATCATGTTTCTAACTCTAGAAAAATCTACTGGATTATCCTTATTATAAATCTTTCTAACTTCATTTGCCTTGTTGTTACTTACATGACATAAAAAGACATCATCAAGATATGCGCCCAATGAACCAACTTGCTTGTTATTGTTCATAAAAGTTCTAAGAAACGCATATCCATAGAGATGCTTATCAACAATCGCCCCATCAAAATACTGATCATCAATCACATACAATAGAATCCACTTCTTAATTACATTACTGTTGATATTCTTAGATAACGACTCTATAGTACTGTTAATGAATCGTATAGCTTCACTGTTGTATTTGTAGATATTGAATCTTCCAAATAGAAAGGCTATAAATGGTGTAATATCTACTATGAATGATTGCGTAAGCGCCGATGGCATCTGTACAACGTTAAGTTTTATGGCGCTTATCTCTTCCGCAAAATTATTCCTATTGATAGAGAATCTCTTATTATATACTTGGATCTGCTTTGGTAAATATAGATATCTAAGCTGTTTACCTATATTGAATCTACCCAAAGTTTTCAATCCATTAGTGGCTCTATCTACTAGTAACAATACACCATAATCCTTCTTAGGTAAGAGAATACTGTTATCTCTAGTGTTATAAAGGTTAAATACTGATGGTAACTTAAGCTCTTGTATTAATTGTAACTGTTTATAATCATTAGTATTATCATCAGTTATACTATTAGTAGTAATCAGATGAGATCACCTCCAATCCACAATTATATACTATATAGCAAATAATTCTTCAAGATCACTTTTCAGGCGCTCATCTTTAGTATCACCAATTAGCACACTATTAGTAATAGTATCAAGTAATCTTTCAAACATGATACCTCTTGTTGGACTCTCTAAAGATGCCACACTTTTGATACCAACAAACTTTGGCGCCTCATTCATATTACCAAGTCTATAAGGATAGTATACCTTATTAGGATCTCGCATTAGTTGTGATACTATTATCTCCAAATAAATAAGTGGAATCTTAGTTGCAACTCTAAAAGTTTCATACAACTCTGTTACAAGATCTTTGCCTGATTCAAACTGATCGGCGTGATTCATAATTGATTGAAGTATCATAACTGCAGATGTTACATCAGTTGCTGTTGCTATGATCTCACCAAGAATATCTCCAGATTCATAATCCAAATATACATCAGAGTCTTCAATTTTCATATTCTTAGCTATAAGACTATTGAACTTCACTATTGCCGGAAAGTGAACTGATACTTCGTTACCATCATTTTTAGTAATAACGTTAAAGTCCACTGATGCAAATTCTTCAGTGCTATCATTAGTAAAGTCAATAACCTTTACTCTTATATCTTTATTAGCTATAAGTTGCATACCATCTTGATTAATAATTCCATCAAGTTGAGGAGCCTCTTTTGAGAGATAGAGTACAGATGCAGCGCCGCCTACATGAAATGTACGAAGTACGAGCTGACTTGCTCTTTCTCCTACAATATTACCAGCAACCATACCAACATTAGTAACATTATCGATTGCTCTTCTATATCCTTCTGGAAAGCACTTCTTACACAATCCTCTACTTCTACAATACATGGGTGAATACACATGTATCATCTTACCAATCAAATCATGCTGTTTGATATAATCATTGGTAAGGATTGCGCCATTACTAAGAGTTCTATTCTCTAAAACTTTTGCATATTCTTCAGTAAGCACTACATCTAAAAACTTATTAGTACCGCAATCTTTGATATCACTACTTTTAACAGATGCAACTAGATACATCATCTGTCTTTGTAGATATCCAGATTTTGCAGTATTGAGAACTCTATCAACTACACCTTTTCTACTACCATATGCAGAGATAAAGTAATCTACTGGTTTAAATCCTTCTACAAAGTTAGATCCAATCGCATCTGGTAGAACTTTACCACTAGTATCAGATACATATCCTTTAGCAACAGAAATCTGTTTAATGTTACCTGCAGAACCTCTTGCGCCGCTATTAACAAGGAGTGTAGGAAGTTGACTAGTAGCAAGTGATGTATTTCGCGCCATAAACTCTTTAGTAATATTACTTAATTCATCATCTACATCATACTTATCAGGATTCTTAAGAACCATATTCTTCTTATCAATAAGATCCTTTGGCATCATAAAGTCTTTAATAGACATAGTACCACCAAAGATACTAGATACTGCTTTACTAACTTGTATAACCTTATACATAATATCTTCAAGAGAATTTGCATCTTCTCTAGCTACTTTTTCTAGAAAAGCTGCTAACTTTTTTTCATCAATTGGTTCCTTAACTTGTATAATATCATTAAAAATAACTTCAACTACCCTGCGCCCAATAGTATTAGCACGATTCTTATAATTAACAAGATCATACATATGATCAGATTCTAGAAGCTTTTGTACAATATTATCACTATTGGATAGATTGATAATTTTACTATCAGATGGTGCATCATCTTTAGTCATAGTATAGATACCAAGTACAAAGTCTTTCTCTATAGTATAGGATAGTCCTTTAACTGGGTGCCAAAGATTTTTAGTAGTGAGCATTTCCTCTTTAACTATCTTTTGCGCCTTATTTGTAAGAGGTACAAATACTGCCATCTGATCTCCATCAAAATCTGCATTGAATCCAGTAGTAACTAATGGTGTAATATGTATACTAGTATCATCTACGGGTACTGGGTAGAATCCTCTAATTGATAACTTGTGTAATACTGGATCTCTCTTAGCAAGAATTACCTTATCCTTAATAACAATCTCCATAACCATATTAAGAACCTGATAGATTCTATTATCTATAGACTTTTCAAAGAGGTCATTATTGATAAGGTTGAACAGTGATGGTATATTAGTAGCAACTCTTAAACTATTAAGCTCTTTTTTAACATTATCATTGTGAATGATATAGTTGATAATCCATGGGTAGAAGAGCCTAATTAACATAGTTCTTGGTACGCCAAGTTGAGATGGTTTGATATTAGGATCTACTACTATAACAGCGCGCCCAGAGAAATCAGCATTCTTACCAAGCATAGATCCTCTAATAAGGCCAGTTTTACCTTTAATCTTATCAACCATCGTCTCAAATAGATAGTTGTAGATATTTTGAATGTTTGCTAATATACGATTGGTAAGAATCTTATCATTCGAAGATATCGCCGACTTGAGTATATTAATCTCTTCGATAATTTTAACATAGAATGTATTGTCTTCATCATTGGGTCTAAAAATCGGCGGCATTACTATTACATTACTTGTAAAGATTGGCAGCTTCCTATCTACAAGTCTTGACATAATAGTTTTAGCAGATAGTGTGTCAAATTTACCAGTCTTTAGTAGAGCATTTACTACAATCCCTGTATTACTATATAGATCAGATATACCACAGTAATCATAGTTATTGACTGTATTGGTTAAAACAAAGTGATTGGTTTCTTTATCAATAACGAATCCAAAATCCAAATTTATCCACTTAAGTAGATATGATACTCTTCTGTTAATAATATAGAAGATGGCCGGATGTATAACAGGATGCGGTATAATAATCTTAGCATACATGGTCTTCCATCGAGTAGATCTTTCCTGCCCAAAAAAATCTATAGAAAAGAGTCCTTTGTTATCGTATGTACCATTAGACAATTTGGTAGAAGATGATGTTATCTCTGGAAGATAATCACCATCAATGATTGTTTCTTTACAAAACTTATCAATATCTAGTAACATGCGCTAGATAAAATACCTCCTTTCGCATAGCATAATATATGCATCATATATGCAAAAAAGAGTTATTCTTCCTTGATCTCTACGCCGCGTAGCTCAATCCATTCATTCTGATAGAAACAATATACTTTGCCATCATTTGGCGGCGGCGTAATCTTACCATCAACAAGAGCCTTAAGCGCTTTACCTTGTTTAGCAGATAACGCTGATGTAGTGTTATCTGAATTAAGATCATCAACTACTGATGGAACAGTAATATTATCAACCATATTCTTTAGAATCTTGCCTTGTTTAGCAGATAGTACCTTATCAGCATCGTCACTTGTAAGATTGTCAATAACTCCAGGAACAGTAATATTATCAATTAGATTCTTAAGAGCCTTACCCTGTTTAGCAGATAGAGATGCAGTAGTTTTATCGCTGTCGAGATTATCTACTACCTCAGTTGCTTCTGGAATACCATCAATGAAACGAACATTAACTTTGCTCACTTATATCACTTCTCCATTTGTATGTTATTATATGTATAACTAATTATACTTCTTACTTTCACTATGTACTGGTGCGACGATACTATTATGCGCAAGTGTTTTAGATAACTCGCTATTCGTTTTACAAAGAATCTGTATAACAGTATAGTTTGTTACATATGAATCCAATACTCTCAATAGATTCTGCGCCGCATTCGATGACAAACTGATTCGACACTTATTTTCCTTATTCTTACCAGACATAAGGTTAATATGCAACATCTTTAGATTACTATCGTAATTAAAGTTCCATGCCTTATCATCTCCAGAACCACCTCTACGATACATACCAACGGTATCTTTCTCAGCACCAATATTACTATTACTATTCATAAGCATCTGATTATTCTGATTAATAAGCTCTGTTAACTTAGTAGTAAATGATCCAATTGTATTATACAACGCAATACATGTTTCATTAGCAATAGCGCCAATGCTTTGTATATTGGTATAGAACTGTTGACTAAACATACTAGATATGTAATCTTTGATACTAGTAATAGTAGCATTGGTATTATTGATAACGTTAGTAAAAGTAGATTGCTTGTTATTAGTAAACTTGTTTTGCAGTAATGTTAATAGATCATATACTTCAATCATAGAAAAAGAAGACATAACTTCTTTCTCATAATCGTATACCTTAGTACCTGCTGGTACCGGCCCTTTTAACCCAATAGCTGGGTTATTTGGAATGGCCGGCGCCATTTGAATAATAAGATCTCCAGTCTTACCATTAACCAATAGATTCACTATGGCAGTCTTTGGATTAAAATGTGTAAAGATTGGTACATTGAAGATAGACAACCCAATAGGCTTCTTCTGGTAACCCTGTTGCTGAGAATGCGATGATTGATACTGATATGATTGTTGTTGAATTGAAGGATTCATTGTAGAAATATATTGCCCACTATGAGGATTAACTTGTGGATACTGTTGACTGACATTATTACCATCATAGTAGTATTGCTGCTGTTGCTGATTCTGACCATAATTGTCCATGATAGTTGAATTATCTCCTCTGTTAGTTGTACGCTAATGGTTATCACTTATTGTAAATTGACTATTTTGATTGAAAATCCCAATAGGACCCTTATTGCTGCTTCTTAGGCTCATTATATTACATGGATCTTTAAGCGCGCCAATACTGTTAGTAATAATATCCTTAATCTTCTGATACCTTTGTACATTCTGTTGCAACCAGAAGATCAAATGTTTAAAGGATACTAGTTTTATCATAGTAGTAAAGGTATCTAAATTATGTGCAATCTTATCAGCAACCTTGTTGTTATAACTGTTATCGATGGCAATCTTCTTAATAGCGTTGATATCATCGGCGCGCACATCTTCTGGTACCAAATCTATAAAATTGTTAAAGAATGCCTTATTCCCTATACCTTTTATACCAGGAATGTTATCACTAGTATCGCCAACAAGCGCCTTATACAATATGATCCTATCTGGAGTAAACATACTATTATTAGTAGTAGATAGTATATCATCATTGATACCTTCAGTAAGATACTTCTTACTAGTTAACCAATTGCTATCACTAATGATACTATTACCGTCGTATATGAATATATTATCTGCAATATCAAGAGTTTGTACCATATCGCCATCACTAGATAATATGATATAACAAGCATCATCGTTATAGATATCAAACTGTCTAAGCAACAACTCTGGTATAAAATCAGCGTCCAGATTCTCCAATCTAATAGATAGGATATTGCTATAAGATGACAATATCTCTATCCATTTCCAGGATGATAGTAAGAAGCCTCTAATAACTTCATTGATATCATCATAGGATTTATAGTTATTACTAACTGATGTCGGTATCGCAAATAGTGCGTTTTTGCGGCGCTTTTTATAACTTTTATGAAGATTTAGATGATAATACGATTGGCCGCCCTCACTAAAGTATATGGTATGAATCTTATATCTAGAGGATCTACTCTGGTTATATATCTCAAAGTATGATTGTAATTGCATCCACTCATTGATAAGAATCGATGGATATGTACCATTGTTAAATTGTATCTCATTGAGAATCAGAGATAGCATCTCTGGATAGTAGAGCCCTTTAATCATGTTATTAAAGTCTATAAAGAAGAATACTTCCTTATAGTCTTTACAGATGCTGTCAAGAGTTTCATATGATGGTACGGCGCCAATGATGTAAGTACCAAGTAATCCTCTTTTACGCACCTCTTGAGCCGACATCTCTTATACAACTCCTCTATTTTAAAGGATAATGCGCTTCGTCGATTTGAAACACATAGATCTCTATAAAGTCATCGGCGTTAAAGAGATCTTTACGAACTCTTATAATATCATCATTTGTATCATAGTATACTACACTTTTGTCGATAGGGCAACGTATAACCCCACCACTATATATGATTAGTAATATGATATCATTGTTCATATAATGCCATGGTCGATTGCCAGGAAAGAGCTTGCGCAACTCTATCTTATCAAGACTGTTTGCGCTAATATTAAACGCAACACTGTCAATAATTCTACCATTCTGAAATGATGCGATGATATCTGGATTCTTATCATGATCTACAACCATATGAGATCCTGTAACATTATGTATCGCATTAAGTACTCTTTGATCTTCATACTTATAAGATACATCAATGTTAATATCAATAGATATATAATCTTCTAATGCAAGACATAGTATATATTGCGGTATATCAATCTCAAAATTGAACGAAGCAGTTAGGTTATATTCTGGTAAACTTGTGCCGCCATAATAGTTACTACTTTGAGCAATACTACTCATATTAATGATAGCGTTGATATCATTGTAAATATAGTATTGCTCGCTATTAACGCTTGGTATAAACGCCTTAGTAATGTTATTACCAATAAGACTTTTACCAATAGTGCGGCCCATATAATCTGTAAACATTAACTCTTTTGGTAATATGGTCATGGCGCGTATAGCAGTTTTGTTATATACATTCAATCCTCTAAAGCCATCAAAGAATGCCATTTGTACATCAAGTAACTCTGCTTCTGAACTACAGTATATGGTACTATTGATTGTACCTTTAAGCCTTCTATAAATAACCTTTAATTCAAACTCTTTATCTCTATAGAAGGAATCATAGATACCTCTACTAAGTCCTGGCAAAAAGGTAGTGCTGCGCCAAGGCATATCTGTCTTCTCATCAATACCATCGATTTGAAAAGTATAACTAAAGATAGGCAGAGCTATATCTATAACTCCAGACTCATTAACTCTTGCCATTTGTAGATAGTTCTGTATTGCCTTGTTATAGTTACCAAAGATAATGCCATTGAATCGATCATATACTCCATAATGTATATAATCTCTAAAAGCTCTAGCAAAAGATCCCAGTGCTATATGTGGATACTTGATTCTACTAGTTAGTGGTCGATAGATAGGATTGCGCAAATTGTTACTAATGTATTGTCGATTAGTAATCTCTACATCATATGCGGCGCTATCCTCCAATGATGGTTTTGGCGCAGGTTTCGGTTTTATAATTCTAGATAGTATACCATCATGGATCTCTCCACAGTTCTCACCAGTAAACATAGCGTTTGTATTATCCAATGTATTTAATCACCTCCATGATGTAAATCTTATCATAATAACGCAATATCTCTTATCATAATTTGTTATCGTTATCACATATGACTCATCCGAATCATTACAAACGACTAATTAGCTATAATAGCTAATAACTGATCAATCACTAGCAATCATGATCAAGTAGTTTACAACAATCGAATGTTTCGTTACTATTACTACACAAGATTTAGCCTGACTGTCTTCTTGTGCAGCTACTTCTAGATGCTGTAGTGCTTGTTACTATGCCATTTTATCAACACGCTGACTAATATGCAGCGGCGTTGATCCTACTGTAAATTGCTTACTATGATCCATCTTAATACCAAAGTAGTTAGCCAACATGTACAAACATGCTGTATAATCGCGATCACCTTTCCAACGACATTTGCTATCTTTTGGTTTCTGTGGCGGATGCTTAATCCAATGATTTGATACTGGTATACCATTACAGTTGCTAATACGACATGCACCATAGTTTGCTTGTAGATAACTGCCACAGAAGGGGCAAGTATGTGACGCATAGTACATAGTTTTGATAGTTAACTCCAAACCAGCTTTTGCACAAACCCATGTAATACATGCAATATCTTGTCCCTTGGTCCAATTATCTTTACAAGAGAATCGTAGATCTTCTGTAACAATCTTACTTAATCCAAGACGCAAACATGCACGTTTAATATCACGAGCCAATACCCAACTAAGATGCTTCTTAATGCGCGAGTTCTTTGCGCGGCATCGTTGTATCTCAATGAAGCGCGGCGCAATCTCATTAATTTGTATCTTCTTGATGCTAGGTGAAGTAGGATTGCGCTTCTTAATACTTCTAATATTGAGCTGTAACTTATTGATCTGCTTCTGAGTGTTGCGAATCTTCTGTAAATTATAACCAATTTTCAATAATAGGCACTTATGCTCTTTACTAGTAACAATAACATTACTATAAGCGCCTTTCTTGGTAGCAGTAGTCATAACTGCATGATTCTTCTCACCAAGATCAAATGAAAGAACTTGGTTATCATTTGGCTTAAGTGGCGCAACATTGTAACTAATAGTGCATGACCAACGAAAGCGTTTGTTTGGATCTTCTTGCGTATCATCATATACAAATGTTGGCTTAGTAAAAATAAGATCCTTCACGAGCTTCTTAGTTGGATCATTGATAATCTGTTTAACTTGCTCACGAAAGTATCTTGGTAATCGAAAGTCAATCACTATACCACCGGTATAGCTCCTAAAATGGCAACGTAATATACCATTGTTATACTTAAAATGTTGTGGTAAACATGCATATCTATCCATATCACTGAATGGTACAATAAGTTTGCCAATAGTTGGTATAATTGATATGACTTTACTTTTCATAACACTATTAAAAACCATCCTATTCAGCGATACACCAATGTTATCAAGTATATGCCGATTAACTTGCGCATATGTTACTTGCTGTTGGTCGAAGTTATGTAACTTACAGAACTGTTCAGTTTTATGGCGTATATAGTTATTATAGTATACAGAGAATGCAATCTTTCGCGCAACAAGCATCCAAGAACCAAGTGCCTTTGGTTTATAAATATCATCAAAGACAGTAGCTGAACCTTTACAAGTACTACTATATGCAATAACAGTACCACTTGGATACTTCTTAATAATAGTATCGCTATTGTAGAAGTTATTGAGGTGTGCTTGTGCATTACTTTTTAAAAACTTACAAAGTGGTTCAAGTTCGTTAGTAATGGCATCTATTTGTGTTAATTGGTGGGAGATACCACTTTTAACCTTTGCACGCCCTTTACAAATATGGTAATGGTAGTAACGAATTGGTACTAATATGATTGACTGATACAATGTATCCAACATAATCCCTCCAATCATTACTACCATTATACCATATTGTAATAATAATAGCAACTATTTGATGAAGTATGATTATAGTTTGAGCTATATATAACTTTTAATTAGTATTAACATGTTGAAATTAATGCATAAGATACAAGTAAATCTTCAGAAACTTACACAAATATGGTAATGGTAGTAGCGAACTGTTATGAATATCATATGAGTTTGATATATAGCATCCAACTCAATCTCTCAAATCACTACTACCATTATACCATAATGTAATAGTAATGGTAATATCTTACTGAAAGTTAGTGATTATTGGATACAGCAACGATCAATCGTTATTTTTTGTAAAGCTATGTAAGTCCTTGTGTTTTCATCTCTCCAGACTTAACTAATGTATCAAATTGCGGCGCATGATTTTGCGAAGTAGCCATACCATTACTCAAAACAAGGCTATTATACATGTATCTTAACATGTTTATAACATTAGTTCTACATCCTAGATCAGTATCATAATTATACGTTGATCTCAATATATTAAACATATGTTGCTTTCCAGCTTCATAAGGTATACTGTTAATAGCCATAACTACTTCTTGCATAGTATTATTAACAGTAAGTTTTAAAATATCTGGTATAGGAGTACCATTCTTATCATCTAACTTTTGAGGCAATGTTGGTATTACATGTTTATCTAGCGAATTATTGGTGTTAATCATATGAAAATAACTTGTTTGCTCTAGATTTGCTTTATCTACATTAGATAGATTGTTATAATCTAGAGATGCAAATCCCTGTCCCTGCTGTTGCTGAAACTGCTGCTGCTGTATCTGCTGTTGCTGTGGTACTTGTGGTATTGGTTGCTGTATCATTTGCTGATGCGATATTTGTGGTGTTAACTGAGACTGCTGCTGTGTCTGATATTGTATCTGCTGTTGCGCAATCTGTTTCTGTAATGATACTTGTGGTGTTGGTTGAGATTGCATTTGCGATATCTGCTGTTGACCAATCTGTTGTTGATGTATCATCTGCTGCTGTGGTACTTGTTGTATTGGTTGAGATTGCTGTTGTGCAATCTGATACTGTTGCATCTGCTGCTGTGGTACTTGTGATATTGGCTGAAACTGCTGTTGTGCAAT